TTACTTTTATAAATAGAGATATTAATGGATGTAAAAATATTTTAAATTTATCTTATGAATGGATAAATTCAAAATCACGAGATATTGCATTTACACGAGAAAAATAACAATTGATAATGACACACCGAAGAACAAAAGACCAATTAAGAAGAAAGTGTGAAAACCCATTATCAACATAGTTTACACCTAATGACGAAAAAAATATTATAAAAAAAATGAAATTTATTTTCTTTTTTTTATAATAAAAGTCGGCATTTAAAAATAGAAAAGGTTTAAAGATTATGGATTGCTTTTAATTCTTTATCTAAATCTTTAATTAATTTTTTTTTATAAAAGCAATAATCTCTTAAATTTGCGATAATTTCATAATATGTAAAAAATTTAATATCACTTATTTCAGCATTTTGAAACATATCAAATGGGTCTAAATAATACATTGCATTATCTTTTAGTTCTATGATATAATATTTATTTTTATACTTTTTATTATCAGTTCCGTAGAAATTTTCATTAATTTGAGATGAATGTATATTTTTAAAGTCGGTTGATAATATTTTTGTTTCTTCTTTTAATTCTCTTACAGAACATTCAAAATCTGATTCAGTAATTTTATTATGTTTTTTACCTTTAGGAAATTCCCATTCATTATCTGGATAATGATAATAGCAATTTTGTAATATATAATTTAAATTAAAAAATATAACTAGTTCTTTATATAAAATTTCATATCCAGTAATTAATTGAATATATTTATTATATATATTATTTTTTATTTTATGCAAATTATTTTTAATATATAAGAATGGTTCCCAAGTAAATTGCCATAATTCGTCAAAAGTAGAATAACGAATCATATTTTTTTCAGTATAAGACATATAACTAAACATTTTAATAATTTCTTCATAATTATGTAAATCGTAAGTTCCTTTCATAAAAGCTAAAAAATTATATGAATGTTTTCGTTTTACCATTACATATTTAATTTGTTTATTGCATATTTTATAACAAATTGTGCCATATGATGTATTTGGATATGGACAATTTTTAACAATATGAAAAAAATTGCCACAATTTAAACATGCTTTATTTTTCTTATTATCTATTATTTTATTTATCTTCTGTGTTTTTTTAATAAATGATTGATTATTAATATTATTATTAAATGAATACATATAAATGACTATATTTATTATTTATAAATTACTATATTAATTACTATAAATTACTATATGTAATGTTTCTTATTAACTTGAATAATATCAAGTTGTATTATATACTATTATTCCTTAAATTATATAATATATATATATGTTTATATAAACATATAAATTATTTATAAAAAAAAATTATTTCTAATATATAATATAGAATAAAAATTAATATTTACTCTTTATAATGGTAGAGCCAGCAATATTTGGACCAAATTTATGGAAATCAATCCATTATATTGCAATAGGTGCACCAAAGAAATTCAATCAAAATGATAAAAATAATTATAAGCTATTTTTCAAAAATTTAGAACATTGGATACCGTGTGAAGTATGTTCGCAACATTATAAAAAAACTCGTGATATATATGATATTAATAATTATTTAGATAGCAATGAAAGTTTATTTAAATATACATTTCAATTACATAATATAGTTAATAAAATGCTTGGGAAAAAAGAGATAGAATATGAATATGCTCGTTCATTATATATAAATAATAAATCGTCAAATATCTTATCAAATTTAACTATTAAAGATTGGATAATACTATTATTAATAATTATATTATTTATATTATTTATATTATTTATATTTATTAGATAAATATATTAGTTATTTATATAATAAGATGAATTTATTTTTCTATATAAAAATAAAAGTATGCATTTAAAATTAAATAGACCAAATAGTAGTTATATTTTCTTTTAGTTGTATATCAGTATCTATATTTTGTGTTTTAAGATTTAATGCTTTCATTAGTAAATTTTTGAATTGATTAAATATTTTTATTTTAGGCATATTTATATGTAATTTTATATATAAATTAGTATATTTATCTTGTTTTTTATAAATTGGTAATGCACAATTATCAATACATATATCATATTTATCATTACTAGTATTCATATCTATAAAATTATTAACAACTAATCCGATATTTTTATCTTGGATATTATATATACGTGTAAATCCGCAAAAATATTCAATAATAGATATATTCTCGAAAATGTATAAATTTCCATCATTATCAATATTATAATTATTAAATAAAGATAAATCATATTTAATAGTAATACATAATTTAATATTTTTTTGACATTCATTACAATGTTTGCATTTATCCGTACAATATAAATTAACATTTTTTTTAAGTAAATAATTATTGGGTATGCCTGGTGCAATTTTTATTTTATATTTACCATATTTTGTATCTTTAATTATAATAGTATCTCCATTCATTATTTGTTTTAATGATACATAATAATTATGATATCTATAAATAGAAGAAACCTTATTCATAGAAGATGTGAATCCGTCTAATAAATCAATAATTTCTTCTTTATTGCAATCCATCATATTAAAATTATTATTATTTTGCATAATTGTATTAATAAACATAGCAGTTGTAGTTTGAGTTGGTTGGTCTTGTTGTTGTTGATGTTTTTGAAAATTGCTAATACCAGATGATACAGCGTGTGTAATATTTGATATTAAGTTAGGATTTTCATCAGTAAAATGTGTTATATTGCTAAATAATCGTCCAATAATATTGTCATCATCTGATAAGAATGTATAAAATAAGTCATTAAAATTATTATATTCAGTAAATAAATCGTCAATATTAATATCATCATATCCATCTCCGAACATATCATAATTGCGTCGTTTATTTTCGTCTTTTAAAATATTATATGCGACTACTATTTCTTTAAATTTGTTTTCTTTATCTTTATCTCCTCCTGTTTTATCTGGATGATATTGTATAGCTAATTTTTTATATGATTTTTTAATATCTTCTTGAGTGGCGTCTTCTTTAATATCAAGCAAACAATAATAGTATTTTGTCATAATATAGTTATATTATATATTAATTTGTATATATATATTTATAGTTATTAAATGTTTATATTATAGTTATTTTTACAATATAAAATTCGGATTTTCAGAATTTCAGAAAATCCGAATTTGCATTATTTACAAATAATTATAAAATAAAATTTTATTATAATATAAAATGATATTATAATATATATAGTTAATTTAAATAATTAAATTAAAAAATTAATAAAAAATGTCAATAAATCCATATCGTGTATTACAATTAGATGAAGATTTCACATTAGATGAATTAAAAGAAAATTATAAAAAACTGGCATTTGCAAATCATCCTGATAAAGGTGGTTCTGCTGAATTATTTAATATAATTACTAAAAGTTTTAATAAATTAAAAAAAAAATATAAAGCTCGTGAAGATGGAAAAAGGTCTCATATGGATATGAAGAAAGAATTTAATTCTCATATTAATCAAGAAACAATAATGGCACATAATGAATTATTAGGTAATTATGAACCATATATTTCAGTATCACTATTCAATACACCAAAAGATAATGGTATGAATAATTTTGCGAGTGATATATTACAACCTCCGCAAATAGCTGGGAATTCAAAAGTAATTAATAGAAATACGGGTGAAGGAAGAATAACAAGTCAATTCAAAGGTATGACTAAAGACCAATTTAACCAGTTATATGATAAAACTCGTCTGGAAGATGCAACAGATAGAGGATATGGTAATTTAATGATGGCAAGTTCAAAAGTGCGTGAAGATATTGATATTAAGCGTAAATGTGATTATGGTAGTTCAAAATCATTTAAAAAAAGAGATTTTAATGATGATTTTGATAGTCAAAAAGTATCAAAAATAAATAAACAATTAATAGCATATAAAGACCCTGAAACAATCTATAATTTATCAAGTTTAGGTTGTGTTGAAATTGCGAATAAAAATATTGAAGATTTTAGTGGTCAAAATGATACATTAAAAAAATTAAATTATACAGATTATTTAGTAGCACATTCAACAAGTAAATTAATTGATAAAAAACAAGTTAAACATAGAAAAGAGTTTGCGAATATACAACAATTAGAAGATGATAGAGCAAATATTTCGTATGATTTATCTGAAGAGGATAAATTAAAAATCAAAAAACGAGAAGAGCAAGAAGCGAGAGATGAATTAAAAAGATTGAAAATGATAAAACAACGAGATAAATTAGTAAAAAAACAATATAAGAGTATTACTAATATGATAGGCTGACTTACGTAATTAAATATAAAAAAAAACTATTTAGTAAAAAAGTGAGTTAGTAATAAAAATGACTAATAACTTTGAAGTTAATTAATAGTAAGGGGTATATTGAGTGCTAGTGTCATACATACTTTTATTTGAAATATGTGCACTAGAACGAGCATAATATACCTCTCCATTAGAATTAGTTAAACTATAATTTCCGGAGTTAGTAGATACAAATGTTCTAGATGTTATAAATGTCTTAGATGAATTGTTGGTATAAGGCATTGAAAGGAAATTAATGTATAATGACCACGATGATATGTGTGGAACGGTACTTTAATATATAACATAAATTATAGCATTTTTTTTGAGCCTTATTATAATAATAATTATGTGTCTATCTTATTATAATAGTAAAAAAAATTATTTAATAACCTTTAGTTATTACTAAGATGTTATATATCTTTACATGTGTAAATAAAGTGATTCTAATGCGACAATATTTTTAATAATTAATGCCTTACATTTACTTAATTTATTAGATAATTCATGATTATCAACTAATTCGACAGCCTTAATAAATTCGTTAATAATATTGTTAAGTTTAAGCATATTCTTTACAAAATTGCCTTCAAATACATAATTATCTAATATATGCCCGTATACTTCACCAATACTATAGTCATACGCCCATAAATATGTATATTCTACAAATGTTGCATCAATATCATATTGGAAATATTCATCTACATTATTTATTTGTGTATCAACAATTTCTTTAACTTTTTTAATTTTGTCAATAATTGCTGGTTCAATCTTTAAATCATCAATTTTAATGTCATTATTTTTTTTAGAATTAGCATTACAATTAAGGAATAGTGAAAATATACATACTAATGCATATTCATCACAATCATTAAAGATGCCTTCATTATAAAGTGTAAGTAAAACAACTGGTGATGTTTCATTAATAAATGAAGCCATATGTCCATTTGTAGATAATTGAACTTTATCATCAACATAACCTAATTTTTGTAAATAAAGTATATTAGTATATTTATCTAAATTAATATTATATTCTAAATTAGTGATTTCCTTTTGAGATTTTTCTATGAATAATTCACAAATTTCATTAGGGAATTTAATATCTTGGATTTTAGATATAGAATCAGTTGATTGTAATGATTCTTTAATTTTATGCCAATCAATATTCATAATTATATTATATATATCATTAATAATTTTTTTAGTTTTATAATTTTCTAATTGTGTTGCGATATTAGTATAATTATTCATTAAATTTTTAAGTATATCATTAAATTGAATAAGTGCTTGTTCGTGTTCATTAGTTTTTTCTATATATTTATTATATTGAATTAATATTTTTTCTGAAAATTCAATAATAAGTTTAAGAGATTTAACTTCATCCATATTATTATAGTTCATATATGATTTTGCAATAATAGTATCAATATTAATATTTTCATTACTAATTGATTTTAATATCAGGGGTATATTAATTTTGAATGATGAAACTAAATTAGTGCATTGTCCGAATAACATACTTTCAAAAGTATGCATATTTTCAATATAATGCATAGGTGCATAAATAACATGACCAATTTCGTCATGTCCTCTGCGTCCAGCTCGTCCGGATGCTTGTAGGAATTCGGATGTAGTTAGTAATCTATTACATGATGAATCATATTTGCGTAGTTCTGTGAAGACGACTGATTTAAAACCAATATTAAGCCCAGTTGCGACAGTTTCAGTAGCGAATAGAATCTTGATTAGTTTTTTGTCAAGCATAATTTCAATAATTTCTTTTAAATAAGGTATTACTCCACTTGTATGGTAAGCGATACCTTTTAGTAAATATTTTTTCATTAATACAAATTGATTAGCATTTTTATCTTCTTCTGATAGTTTAGCTTTCATCATATAATGATTAAATATTTTTTCAATTTCAGCTCTTTCTTTATGGTCGATATATGATTTTTCAACATATGATGGCATATTTTCACATTTTTGTCGTGAGAATGCATAAATAATAGTTGGAAACATATTTTTATTTTCCATAAAGTTAATTACTTGATTAATAGCATATTTATGATTATATTTACCAGATGTAATTTGTTTCTTTAAATCTGTATAATTTTCCATATATTTATTTTTGCGAATGTTGTTATCTTCAAATTTCGTATTATAGAAATAGGCATTCCAATTCCAATTAGCATGATATAGTGAATATGCAAGTGGAACAATGCGTGTATCTGTGCTACAAAGTTGTGTTTTATATGTTCGAATACTATCAAGCCAATTAATAAAGTTTGGAACATTTTCAACAGTAGCTGAAAGCATTACCATAATAATATGGTTAGGGAGTAGTATCATAGTATTTTCCCAAACATGACCTCTAAATTCATCTGTAAAATAATGAACTTCATCAAAGATGACATATCCGACGTCATTAAAGAATTGTGGTTCCATAAATAGTTTATTTTGAACTATTTCTGTAGTTGCAATCATAATTTGTGCGTTATCATCATTGCGTTTGCTGTCTCCTGTTAGAATACCCAAATCATTGGTAGTTATATCTTTGAAAAATTTAGATTTAATCTTTTTATTAATATCGCAATATTTTTGATTAGATAATGTTTTGAGCGGAGTAGTATATATAACCTTTTTATTTTCTTTAATTGCTTTTGCGATTGCATATTCAGCGACTGAAGATTTTCCATTTCCGGTTTTAGCGACAACAAATGGATTAATATTATTGTCGATACATTGCATAGCCTTAGTTTGGAATTCATCCAACTTATATGAGAACTCAATATCCTTTGTGTCAATGAGAGCCATAATAAAAATATAAATTAAAACTTAAGTATATCTAAATATGTATATATACAGTATCTTTATATAGAAATAAAAAGTTCATTTTTTTAGTGTGGTTCGTTTTTATCGGTTCATAATACTGCTAATTTTTTGAAAAAGCGTAATGTGTATTATATGTTTAAGGCCCGTCGCGCTATAGGAACTTTTTGCCGAATTATCTATAAAATAGAATTAAAATTATATATTCTATTTCGTTGGTATTTGTGTTTGTGTTTTTTTTTTCAATTTAGTTGCATAAATTATATATTATTGTAATCAAATAGGTGATTTTGGCAAAGATTTTCTATAAAGGACTATATAATCAAATTCGGATTTTCAGAAATTCAGAAAATCCGAATCACTATATTTAACTAATGTAAATATAAAAAAAATGACATAGTATATAATTAATAGATAATACTATTATTTTAATAAATATTTTTAGATAATAATTAATAATTAATAATTAATAATTAATAATTAATTATCAAATGAAATATTATGATGATTATATTTCAATACCTCAATCTAATCAATATAAACTGCATATAGAACATTATAATAAAAATATAGCTTATATAATTAACGATGACGGAGAAAAATTATATTCAGTTTCTAATATGAAATATTTAAACCGATCAATGAATGGTAATTCTGTTCAAGTTGAAGTTCAATCATTAATTAAAGAAGATAATATTGATGAAGATAATGAAGTATATTATAATGAATTTGATAGTGATGATGATATAACACCTAAATCCGAAAAAGAAATAGAATATTTAAATGTTAAAATTATTAACAATTTGTCTATTGAAGAAAATTATAATTTACAATTGAATGGTATATTAATAATAAATACATTAAAGAATTATGGTATTAATAAAAGGGGTATTCCATATTATAAATTTAAACCATTAAATAAGACATATCCAACATTTTTGGTGGCGTGTTCTGCTAAAAAGAAAAGTAGTGAAAAGAATATTAATAATTTATATTGTAAAATTAAATTTAAAGAATGGTCAGTTAATGACAAATATCCATACGGTATTATAGAAGAACGATTTGGTGAAATTAATGATTATCAAGCATTAGTATGTATACTAAAATCAAAATATGATATATATAATCATAAACCACTTAACTATAAAGATGAAAATGAACTATTAGATAAAGATGCTTTATTAAAAGAGAATCGTATAAAAGAATCCTATGATGAAGATGAAATGGATAAAATATTAGATGATACATTTATAAATGAGAAATTAAATTTAAAAAATCCAATGAGTTATAAATTTTTAAAACATAACATATTTAGTATTGATCCAGATGGATGTAAAGATATAGATGATGCATTTAATTGTTATTATAATAATAATACTCAAGAATACAAAGTATATGTTCATATAGCAGATGTAAGTGCATATATAAATAGAGATGCTACATTAGATAAATGTTGTTTATATAATTATCAGACATTATATAATCATTATGATAAAAATACTGAAATGATACCAAATATATTAAGCACTCAAATATGTTCTTTAAAAGTTAATAATTTATGTAATTTGGCATTAACTGTATGTTTTATTTATGATAAAGATTTTAATTTAAAAACCACTAAATTATGTCAATCAATAATAAAATGTAATTATAATCTATCATATAAACAAGCTCAAGATATATTAGATGAAAAAACGCATATACCTATATTGAAAGACCAACTTGATATACTTAAAAATATAAGTAATTATACAGATAGTCATAAGATAGTTGAATATTTCATGGTATTAACAAATAATAAAATTAGTGATATGTTATATAAGTATGTTGGTTTTACAATTAATAGAACATATAAACAGATTAATAATACAGATATAGAAGATATAGAAGATATAAAATTAAATACATTTATGAATTATTATAGTAATGAAAGTGCAAAATATATAGTAGAAAAAAATATGGAAAAAGATAAAGATAAAGATAAAATAATTGAGAGAAAAGAAATAGGTCATGATATATTAGGATTAATAAATTATACACATTATACATCGCCAATTCGCAGATATATTGATATAGAGATTCATAGATTGGTAAAAATGATTATATCAAATTCTGGTAATATTAATGCGATAAGAGATGAATCTAAAAATATAGTATTAGATTATTATAGAGACTTATGTAATAATATTAATAAAAGAAATAAAGAAATTAATAGATATTATCGTGAATTAGAGAAATTAAATTTAGTGTATTTTACTGAAATTGAAAAAAAATATTCTGGTTATGTAATTAATATTAATAATAATAGTATAAATATTTATATTGATGAATTAAATATAATATATAATTATAATATATTAAATAATAATAAAGACCGTATATTAAGTATTGAATTAATAGATGATAAAAAAGCTATATTAATAAAGAATATATTATCTAAAGAAGAGAAAACTATTATATTATATGAAAAAATAGAGATAGAATTATATACAAATTTATTAAAGAATGATATTAATAAACTTGATATAAAAATAATTAATCCAAATTTAGAGGATATATATTATTAAACTTTACGAATTTTACATAATATCATCATAATTAATTTTAATCATTGATAATTTTTTTTGAAAAGTTTCAATAATATCATTAACTAATTGAACTTTGCGTTTTTTTTTATTATTTTCATCTTTAATATTAATAGATAATTTTTCAACTAACTCAATAACTTGTTTAATGAGTAATTTTGAAACATTAGCATAAGATAATATTTGTATATAATGATTATCATTAATAAATGTGTTTATATCAATAAAATATGATTGAGAAATATTAAATGTATTATTTTTATAAATATTAACAATAACAAGAGGTTTATTTTTATCTAATTCTTTAGAAAGATTTGTAGAATTAATATATAAATTAATATCATGGAATATTATATAAAATTGGTTATAATCAATATAAGTAGTTAATGTGGATAAGTTAGTTGCAATATCAACTGAATTAACTGGTGTACTTATTAGAAAATTCTCAACGGCATTTTTAGTTATATTTTCGGATTTTCTGAATTTCTGAAAATCCGAATTGTCAGCGGCATTATCATTTATATTTTCGGATTTTCTGAATTTCTGAAAATCCGAATTGTCAGCGGCATTATCATTTATATTTT